ATCACATCATGCTTGTCCATGACGTCGGTGAGCTCCCTAGATCCAGGACGTTCGAGTAATGGCTTCATGCCGCTAATCCCGGCATCAGTGAAGAACTGATCGACCGGTCTGCCGCCATACTTGTTGGCCACAAACTCTTCTATGGATCTCTTTTGTTCTTCGAGTGAAGATCCATCCTTGGCCTGTTGCTCAGATGAAACTCTGATATAGCCGTAGATGTTATTAATTTGTTTTTTGGGTTGTATCATGCTGCCTCCTTTATGAATCTATATTTTGATGATAAGTCTGAATGTGATCTGTTGTCTCTGGTTGCCCAGCCTTTGTCGTTTGCACTGTAATTGATGTGCTTGTCTTTTTTGAACCCAGCGTATTCTAGGTATCTGCCACTTTGGTAATCGTGTATGTAAGTCACAAACTTAGATACCTGGTGGTCCAGCTGGAAATCGGACATGGCCTCTCTAATAAACTTGCTGTAATACTTTCTCTCTTTGTTAGTTTTAGGCTCAAAGTTAAAACATATCCTGGTTAGCTCGTACACTCCAGGATCTTTCCACCTGGCCACCGGCCTACCGATCGTGCTAATCCCAACGATCTGTCCTCTTGTGTAAACACAAAGATCGCCACACTCGTCAAAAGCTGTAGTGATGTCTTGGTCTAAATCGTCCCAGCTTGTATCTTGAGGTTGGTGCCAGCTGTCAGGGATATTTTCGTAATAATCTACATGTGTTAGATAATTCCACTCGTCGCCGAGTAAGGCCACATAACTTTTCTTGTGGCCCACCGGTGGTTTGTTGGTTCTATGAAACTCGCTATAAAAGATCTTAGCAAGCTGCAATGTAACCGGGATTGTTTTCAAGCTGCCTCCTTAGTAACTGTAACAAACTCAAGACCATGTGTTAAAACTGAATTATGAAAGGCTTTTCTAGCTTCTTTTTCGTTATCGTAAGTGAGATTAAGGATATCATTCGTATCTCTATCTCTAATTGTTATGACATATCTTTCTTTCATTACGCTGCCTCCTTAAATGGGTAGTCTAGTTTTTCAATGGACCAGTAAATGGCCTCGCCTTCAAAGCTATAACATTTATAGCCGTTTTCTTTTAACCAAATTTCAATCATGCTGCCTCCCAAATATTTTCACCATCAACTACCACGTCAACATTTTGTCTCCAAAGACTAACGTGAGTTATCCAATGCCTTGGTATGTCGTAAGTGTCCATGACTTTTTGTTGGGCCTCGAAGTCATTTTCAGCAAATATAAAAACCCTGGCTTCGTGTGCGAATTTATCAGAACAATATTTGATCCTGTATTCGTTCATGCCACCTCCCTATCTAATTTATTTCTTTGTACTCTGAATAACTCACAATCATCTAAAGAAAATTCACAGTCTTTCTTGTATATGTTTTTGTAAGGCATTGAATAAGTCTCTTCTATGTCCCATCCTTCTGAAACATGTTCAACCCAAAATTCTAAGATCCCGCCTTCATAACCAGATCTTTCATAATTTCTCAAATGCTTGCCTTGACCTTCAATCACCGCAATAATTTTTTGTATTGCTTTAATTTCGTGGTCGTAAATTGAGTATTTTCTATTCATTTTTTTCTCCTTGTTTTGTTACTCACCATAGAATAGTAACACATACACAAATATTTGCAACTATTTGCAATAAAGAATATACTGCGATTTGTGTTACATAGGAGAACGATATGGCCCGACTAAAAAATGAAGATCGATTGTGTGGAGCTTTTTACCAGGCACACAGTTTTTTGGATTTCGATATAAAAACTCATAACCAAAACACAGGACCTTTATCAGAGGCTAAGTTGCTTGGGATAAATTTGCCAGGTATTTTGCGTTATCAAGAACAAGCTACCGAAGATGTAAAAAACCGAATGGGTGCGTATGGCGGCATTTGCAGAGCTGAATATGACTCCTGGATAGATGCACTCAAGTTTCAATTCAACTCTAGCGGGTTGCACGACATCATACCGCCCAAAGCGGTGTTGAATGATTTTTTTGGAGATCTGCATATACGGGTGCCGCATGAATCTACTCTGTTGATTAATCAACAAGAGGCTATGACTACTATTTTGAATGTTACAGAAACAAGAACAGATAAGATGATTAAAATTTTCAAGTCCAAAGCCAAAGGTGGTTTGTTTGGAGATAAAACGTCCCGCGCAATAATAAAAAATATCAAAAGTTGGAAAACAGAATCGGTTTTGTCTTGCCGCGTAACTTTTGTTTATAACATGTCTGTAGAAGATATATATAAACCCAATAGATTTAAAAAAGAAACGATAGATCTTTTGACCAGGCCTAAAGTAACTCATTACCCCATATCTTTTATATTTCCATGCGGTCTAACAATCAAAGAAACGGAAGGGATAGTGCCTACGATTTTTGAAGATAGATTTGAACTTAGTAAGCCAGAAGATTATGGGCCATACGCGCCGATGAAATTTCCATATAGCACAAAACCAATAGAAGGACATTATTTACAGTTTGACCACACCGAAAAAGAAACTCTAAAAGACAAGCTCTGGAAAAGAATGAGTAAGCAATATCAAATGGACGAAAGAGAATACGTCAAGCCAACTGCTACCTTATGGAGAACGGCTTTACAAACCCTGGTCCACATATCTGTATTGACGCACCCGGACTTCAAAGAGTTTTGTGTGAACATGCTCAAGAAGGACGGCATGCAACCTAACAGAACACCATACAACAAAGACAATCCTTACAAGAGTCGTCCTGGCTGGCGACCAGCTTTCGAGCACTATGTCGTGACGATCAATGTTCCGGACGATGTAAGCAAAGAAGCCGACGCCAGCTCACATAAGAAACGACGTCATTTAGTGCGCGGTCATTTAATGAGATCTCACAGTCCTAACTCAACCGATGGTTTTGTCTGGCGTAAGTCTCATTGGAGGGGCAATAGAGAGATTGGCCTTGTGACCAAAGACTACGTTATGGATATAGACGAAAGAATTAATCAACCAGGAGAAAACCATGGATAAACCGAAAAGATATTCTTTTCACTTTGAAACGGATCTACACCCGGACCTAGTCCAGTGGAGATACACAGACGAGGCCGACCACGCTGCAAACGTCCACAAGACGTTCAAGCCTAAAGTGTCGGATCTCGTGATTGAAACCAAGTTGGATGGCAAGCTCAAGACACAGATCCGTCGCGAGCTGCTTGAAGACATATTGAAGGAGGAGTTATGAGCGGACCTACACATATATCGGATTCTTTATATCCGGTGATGAAAGACATCTTTGTGAGATACCTGGTGAATAAACACAAGAAACCTTACAGAGACATTGCGATAGCTGATATGTCGGATGAAGACCTAAAACGCTGGCAATGGATTGAGGCTCTAAACAACGTCAAAGTCGGAGTGCGTTTTAAAGGCGATGTTGAAAGAAATATAGTACATTAGATCTATGAAACCAGAAGATCTTACAGAAGAGGAGAGTCGGGTAGCTCAACGCTTCCGGGTTATCTGCAATGAACAGATAGAAGACCTGGAAGATAAGCTGCCTGGCATTACTCACCCACTAGAGAAGGATGAGCTGCTAAAAGAGATAGACGCTTTGTTGGATCTGGTTGACCAGGCTAATGAGCGAGCTGTCGAACTGGTTAGAATATATAACAAGGAGAAAGATAATGGACATGAAAAAAGCTGAACAAGCGTGGAGGAAATCTTGCCCGGACGAAGCTCAAGGTTTAGTAACCAAACGTAGCAAACGCAAATACGCTAGGCTAACCAAAAGTTTAGTAGAAAAAAAGATTATGGAAGCACAGGGTTTTAAAACCAAAATGATTGGTGGCTACATAATAGGCACTAAGTTTGAATAACTGTGCCCAGGATCCCACTGCTTAGTTTTATGGATAAGAAAGATTTTGATTTCGTTCAGAATATCTACCTCACCATGAAGGCCTTTATGCCTGAGAACACGATACTGGACCTCAGAGCACATTGGCGCGACAATCAACGCGCCCTGGCGCTCCTGGAGAGGATGGATCCTAAGCTACACGCGCAGCTGATTGAGGATTTTAAGATCCGGAAAGCTGAGATCCACGAAAAAAACTTCGGGAAAAAGGATCCTAACGAAAAGGCGGCCCCGTAAACCAGGCAACAACTACAAATCGCTCTCCCTTGGTGATCGGCTTAACCTTGTGACTCAAGAATGAGCTGAAAATCACCACTTCACCCTTCTCTGGCCGCTTGCACATTTCATTCTCGTTGTATCTAAAGCATATTTCGCCGCCCTCGAAGTCGTCGTTCAATAAAAGGCTCATACTTATCTTCCGGGTTGCAGCTGTGCCCTCCGGTCCTATGTCCATGTGGTACTCATAACCATTAGAAGGCGCTTTATAGGTGATTATTTGGGCCCTTTCGATCCCATTTATGTCGTATTTGAAGTGTTTATTGGCTGACATAGCCACTTTATTAAGGATCCTATACAAACGTGTCTGTTTTTCGTCTATAAACCGGGTTTCAGCATCCCGAACGGATTTATTTTCAGATTTTTCTCCCTGGGTATGAATCCTAGCCGGTTCTGGATCTGTTTCTACCAGGTAATCCAGGAATAGATCTACTTCCTCCTCAGAAAGTAGGAGGCCCGTGACTCCATGCTTAGGTAATATGTTGTTCATACGATGTCCAATTCTTCTTGAGCGTATCAAGCCAGTCGTCCATGGACATAATACAGATCTTGTCGTTTTCCCTGGGCCAGTCCAGGTTGATTGCATGTAGCGGTATGCACACACGAATCGGTTTACGATTGAATTTAAAAATGAGAACCGGGATATTCTGGCCCGCGCTCTCGCATACCTGATTCCACCAGGCAGATTTTAGCCAATCACCTTCTTTGTAAAACTTACATTCGACAGAATGGTATGGGATGTTTAGATCGCATAGATCTTTTTGTTGGTATTGATCCAGGTTACGTTTGGTTTCGTAATCGATGTCGTTGTCCAGGAAGAAACCATTTAGGATCTTTGCTATATCACGCTCGAATTGAGCTCCCTTGTTTCTGCTGTTGATGGGCATTGCAAGAGTGTCTCAAAATTTGCACAAAATTACAATCGTAAGCAATCATTTTTTTTGGTGATCTTATGTGTAAAACCTAGTTATATACATACCCGCATACGTCAGCTGGCTCCTGGGGGTGTGGGGCCCCAAAAAAAGCAAAAACCAGGGAAAAAACCGGTCCCAAGGGACTCCAATTTGTTACGCGTTACTGTTGTGCTCACAAGTTGCACATAGTTGCAGAAAGATGTGCATGTCAATACACAGAAAAAAGCCTGTAAAATCAATAACTTACGAGCCTTTTTGTTTTTTTGTGAAAATATTTGGCGCCTGGCTGGAAGAGGGCCATAACTAAGTTGCCAGCACTACTTGTCCTTTGGTGAGTAGTCGCCCTTCTCAGCTCCAAGTAGTTGGCCCAGTCTTTCCTTAATATCATCCCTGGACATCTTCTCCAGGTTGGCATTGATATTGATATTCTGGGATCTATTGATCGATAGTCCGGCAAGCTGGTTGAGCTCCTTGATCGCAGAAACCGCAGCATTGAACTGTCCATTCTCGTAAGCTGATTCCATCACCTTCCACAACATGGTCCCGGTCTTCTGTGGTGTGATCGCATACTTCTCTGCCAGCTCGTCTTGTTTGATCCGGATGGCCTTAACCACGTTCGGGTAGTCCTTACCATTCAGCAGTTTGTTAGCAGACTGACTTGGAAATTCATACCCGGCTTTCCTGGCGGCTTCGGTCTGACCACACGCACCTTCGGTGTAGTGCCAGACAAAGCTCGTCTGCATTTCAGTCAAGCCATGTTCTTCATCCTTGTCAAACTGAACCGGTGTTTCAACTATTGGTTCTTTATTCTTTTTTGTTCTTGGCATATTAGATCTCCATTAAACAGGGTACAGAGGGTAGTGTATAGCTGTTTATAAATACCCTAAATGCAACCCATAAGAATACGTTCTTATAGGCTATACTTAACTACCTCTTCTATTTACTATACACTATACCCTTATATCTCTTATAACCAAGTAATATAAGGCTTTTTAAGAGTGCACAGTAAATCATTACTATACCCTTTGCTATACCCTCCCGCTGTAAACTTACACACATACATACAAATATACGCACACATTCGCACATATTCATACACACCCCAACAACACCTGGCCACCCAAATCAGTGTACTATGCACTGTTCCAGTCATCTGGTGTACCACCATTCTTGTACTGCCATCGCCATCTTATGTAACGCCATCGCTGGCATAAGTAGCGCAATAATAATCAGGACCACACCCAAGACAGCCACAAATAACCATACCGAAAACCACTCCCGGATAGTCTTAATCATTACCAAAGCTGCTGTTAAACCCACCGCTATCTTCCTCTACCGGAGTGTATTCTAAGTCATAGATCTTCTTACCATTACTCCTCCGGGGTTCGATGCCTCTCTCGTGTAAGACACGACTCGCTTCTTTGAAGTCGGGCATCCTCGGTGCCTTGATACCAAGATCTCGGAGTAGCTTAGTCATTTGTACTGGCTTCGCGTATTCACTG